CGTGGACCGCGGCCCACGCGGCGAAGTCGTCCGGGCCGGTGTTCGCGCTGGTCCTGGCCCGCATGCAGGTCTTCTCGCAAATACGTTTTCAATGGACGCGCTGGCAGGGGAGCCAGCCGGGGGACCTGTTCGGCACCCCGGACCTGCGGGTGCTGGAGACGCCGTGGCCGGGCGGGGTCACGGCGGACCTGCTGGCCCGGATGGAATGGGACGTGTCCGCGGCCGGGAACGCCTACACCCGCCGCAAGGGGTCCACGCTGCACCGGCTGAACCCGTCGTGGGTGATCATCGTCATGGGCAGCCAGGAGGACGCGGAGAATCCGGCCCAGGCGGCGGACACGACGGTGGCCGGGTACCTGTGGGTGCCGCCGGGCGGCAAGGCGATGTTCTTCAACCCGCAGCAAGTCGCTCACTACTGCCCGCTGCCCGACCCGGACGCGCATTTCCTGGGCATGTCGTGGATCACGCCGGTCATGCGGGAACTGCAGGGCGACGCCGCCTCCACGGAGCACAAGTGGCGGTTCTTCGAGAACGCCGCGACGCCGAACCTGGCGATCAAGTTCGACCCGGCAGTCGGGATCGACGCGGTGCGGCAGTTCAAGGAGCTGATGCAGGAAGAACACCAAGGGGTCGCGAACGCGTTCAAGACCCTGTTCCTGGGCGGCGGCGCCGACCCGGTGACGGTCGGGAGCAGCTTCCACGACATGGACTACGCGGTGATCCAGGGCCGCGCGGAGTCGCGGCTGGCCGCGGCGGCCGGGGTTCCGCCGAGCTGGGTGGGATTCGCGGAGGGCCTGCAAGGCAGCAGCCTGAACGCGGGGAACTTCACCTCGGCCCGCCGCCGGTTCTCCGACGGGACGATGGTCCACCTGTGGGGCAACGCGGCGTCGTCGCTGCAGCCGCTGCTGGCCGTCCCGCCGGGCTGCGCGCTCACGTATGACAGCCGGGTGCCGTTCATGCGGGAGGACGCGAAGGACACGGCGGAGATCCAGACGTCGGAGGCGACGACGATCTCGGCGCTGATCAACGCCGGGTTCATCCCGGACACGGTGGTAAAGGCGGTCGCGGGCAACGACATGACCCTCCTCAAGCATTCGGGCCTGACGTCGGTGCAGCTCGTGCCTCCTTCTAGCGGCGAGGAACCGGCGCCGGGGTTCGGCGTGCCGCCGGGCCCGGCAGCACCGGCGGCGGTACCGGCATCCAACGGGAACGGAGCACACCCATGACCAGGGCGCACGATCGCCGCGAAGGCGGCTCGTGGTACCGGATCAGCAACTCCGCGGACGGCCCGGCGCAGATCATGCTGTACGACCTGATCGGCATGTGGGGCGTCACCGCGAAGGACTTCATCCGGGATCTCGGCGCGGTCAGCGGCCCGGTCGACGTGCATATCGCCTCTGATGGGGGCGATGTTTTTGACGCTTTTGCGATCTATACGGCCCTGGCGTCCCGGCCGGGCGTGACGACGGTCGTCGACTCGATCGCCGCGTCGTCGGCGTCGGTGATCGCGATGGCGGGCGAGACGCGGCTGATGGCGAAGACGTCGCAGCTGATGATCCACGATGCGTGGGCGGGGATCGACGGGAACGCTGATGACCTGCAGCACATGGTCGACCGGCTCCACGTGGTGTCGGGGCAGATCGCGGGGATCTACGCGGACACGGCGGGCGGGTCCGCGGATCACTGGCGGGGCCTGATGAAGGCGGAGACGTGGTTCACCCCGGAGCAGGCGCTGGCCGCGGGGCTGATCACCGGCATCTCCGGCACGGCCCGGCAGCCCGTCCCCGCTGGCGGGATGGAGGCGTACTACGACGCGCTGGCCCAGGCCGGGGGGATCCTGGCCGCGGTCACGGCCGCCCATCAGAGGTGGGACCCGGACGGCGACGGAGACGACGACTCCACCCCCGAAGGCGACACCGACCACTCGCACTGGAACGCGGACGGGACGCAGAAGAAATCCGTCCCCGGGAAGCCGATGCCCGGGCAGCCGCCTGCGGAGCAGCCCACGCCGAACAACGCCGCGGCGGGCACCGTCGTGGCGTGGGACGGCCCCGCGGCCATGTCCGCCGCGTCAGCCTCGGATGACCCGGCGGCGGCGCTCGCGGCGATCTGCGCGGGCCGCAAGGCGGGCGACCCGAAGACGCAGGCCGCCTACGCGCTGCCGCACCACGCCCACCCGGGTGACCCGGCGGACCCGGCGGGGACCCGGAATGCCCTGGCGCGGCTGCCGCAGACGAAGGGCCTGACGAACGAGGCCGCGGCGAAGGCGCACCTCGAGGCGCACATGAAGTCAATCAGCCCCGGCGATCAGGCCGCGGCGTCGCTCACCGAAGGAGAGCAGGCTATGGGAGAAGAGGGCGCGCTGACCATCGAGGGGCGCCGTACCAGGATCACCGATATCAGCGGGCGGCTGACCGAGATGGCCGCGGCGTACCCGGCGGCGGTGTTCCCGCCGGAGGCGCAGGCCGAGTGGGACCAGCTGGCCGCCGAGCGCCGCGACCACCAGTCCGCCCTCGAGGCGGTCGAGGCGCGGAACGCCGAGCTCGCGCAGATCCACGCGGGCAACGGCGCCACCCACGACGCGCCCCGCCCCCAGGCCGGCGCGCAGCCGCAGGTGCAGCGGCCCGGATTCCCGGCCGTGCACATCCGCCACGACATCTACGACCTGGGTGCCATCCGGCAGCAGGCCAGCCGGCAGGAAGACCTCCCCGGCCTGTACCGGGAGAACGCGCTCCGCGCCATCGACGAGCACCGGTTCCCCGGATCCAAGTCGCGGGAGACGTCGCAGGCCAACGCCGCGAGCCTGCTCGACACGATCGCCGACGACACGACCGGGTGGGTGGCCCGTCGGATCCTGGCGACCGGCTCCCCGGAGTACGCGCGGGTGTTCGGCCGGGCGCTGTCGTCCGGGAGGCCCCCGACGACCGGGCGGGACGCGGAGATCCTGGCCCTCGGCGAGTCCGACACCGGCAGTTTTGCGGTGCCTTTCCAGCTAGATCCCACCGTGATCCTCGTCTCGAACGGCGCCATCAACCCGCTGCGGCAGATCAGCAGGGTGGAGCGGATCACCGGCAAGGAGTTCGACCTGGTGACGAGCACCGGCGTCACCGTGTCCCGCAAGGCCGAATTCGCCGCTGAGACCAGCGTCGCCCCGACCCTCGTCCAGCCGACGCTCCAGCCGAAACGCGTGTCCGCGTGGATCCCGTTCTCCGTCGAGCTTGAGGGCGACTGGACGGGCCTGCAGGCATCCATGATGCAGTTGCTCAGCGACGCGAAGGACGTAGAGGAATCGGCGTCGTTCACCAACGGCCCCGGCACCGGCGTGACCGCCGGCGGTGTCGTCGCCCTGCAGTCCGGCGGTTCGCTGGTCACCGGCACCGGCGGTGTCGCCACCCTGAGCTTCAAGGACCCCGAGACGCTCGAGTCGGCGATGGCCCCCCGGTTCCGCGGCCCCGCGGCCTACCTCGCGTCCAAGACGACCTACAACAAGTACCGCAACCTGTTCGCCGCGCAGACCGGGTTCGCGACCGACCCGTGGAACCGGCC